ATAACCCATCTAACTGACTCTTCTAGATTATCCTTGTTTGTTTCATCGTAAACAAGTGCTGCTATATATCTGATTGGACCTACTTCAGCTTCAAGACTAAGCTGTTCTTTTTCTAAGACTAACTTTTCTTCTTGGAGGACTCCAATTTTTTCTGCAGCGTTTCCGATGCTTCCTTCCAGTCGACTACGTTCATCTCGTTGGCTTTCTCTAACTGCGATCGCTCCTTCATTTCCTCTAATCCTGTCATAGTCGATGAGCGTCTGGACCGCATTATCGAGTTGCGTAATAACTGTCTCTGCATCTGTTATTCTCCTTTGTTCCCGATCTATTTTACCCTCTATAAGGGAAATTTGCAACGAATTATCTCCAGATGTTATAGTTTGTTCAATGTGAGCTTTTGATAGAAAACCAAAGATACCCATTGACGTAACAAACATTAGTACGACAACTGCTGCAGTTAAATATGTTTTGAGAAGGACTGGTGTTTCTTTCCAGTTCTGATATAGCCAAGATGCAGTGACGAGTTTACCAACTTCTAGTACTGCTCCCATTATAGCAATGGCAACAGCAGAGGCGGCAAAGATAGCCATCAATCCAATGATTGAGTACCATGCTGCAACTCCTGCAATAGCTATTGCTGTTATTAATGCTAACCAATGTATCAAGATTTGTACACCGCTTGTAATTTATCTCTAAACAACTCAATCTTATCTACTCGATTGGGCCAGTATATATATTCTTTTTCAGGATTCTCTTGTAGATTATTCAAAAGGGGCATAACCATATTATACAATCTGTCAATTTTAGATTGCATTTCAGTTGCTGTTTGTGATGCTGTAGTGGCTTGATTTGTAGCTTGTTGTACAGCTTCTAATTCGTTTTCATCTACAAGACTAAAACCAAAATCAAAATCTTCTGACATTATACTCTCCTAACCACTAACATATATTTGTTCATCTTTTGGTCTATACCACACTTTCTGGTGGTAGAACTTAGCTAGCAGATCAGTACATTCATTGTGTCTATTTTTATTAGTTGATTTTAGTGTTATAAGTGCAACTTCTATTAATGCTAGTTCTTTTACAGTAAGATGAAAATTCTCGTTGGGTTTAACCATATAGGCCGCTCCATTTTTTTAATTTTTTTCTTTTGTCATCAGCTCTGTCTTCTATCTCTTCCCAGCTGACTAAATCAAAATCATGCATCAAATCTATCATTGTATAAACATCACCAATTTCTTCTACTAGCTTCTCTCTGAGCTCATCATCTACTTCCCCACGCCGAAGAATTTTAGTTAACACATGAATCAGCTCACTACATTCTTCAGCTGTGATAACCATTAACTGTTGACGCATATCTAACTTTTTCATTTCCATGACCATCCCTCATCACATGCGTGTCTTGCTACTTGACAATATTCTTTGTCTTCTTCTGATAGTATTGACCAAAATTTGGTGATTTCAGATATGTGTTCTTTAACAAATTCTTTATCATCAAGATGTATATTTTGTAACATCATATCTTCTAGAACTTGCATTCTATTTTCAATCTTCAGCTTGAGCTCAACGTTTTTTTTATTCTTTGTCTCGTTAATTTTATCGGGGAAAGGTATCACATTATCATTCACGACCAAAAGTCCTCCAAGGTAGCTATCTTTTCTACCTTCCAGCCAATCTTTTCAGTAATCGTACGAATGGGTTCGAGGAACCCTTTGTCGAATTGCTTGTCGAAGTCGATAGTTTCATCCAATCCGAATGCTCTAGGCACCGTGCCAGGAATACTGATGACATTGTCTCTGATCCTATTTGGAAGTTTAAGATAGCAGAATTTGATCTTATCGCCTTCATACACGTACTGGTATTTATCATTTATCTTTAGTTCATCAAGCAATTTATTGTAGGTTAAACTTCCTCTTACGTGAATAGGTGTACCTTTTTTATATAATGTTAGATCGCTTTTCCATTTAGTAAGATCTTTAACTCCACGAGGGAAGGCAATGTCTTCGTATGGTAGAGTCTTGAACTCTGCTCTAAGGTTTTCAATAAAACTAATCAGATCATCATTACTTTCATTCATAATTACAGAGAGAGCCTTCTTAATATTATCTCTACATGCTGCAGGCGTAGACGAACGGACAGCTTCAATACCCATAATCTTCAGTTGAGGTTCTTGATAACGAACACCTTCATTGTCATATACATTTAGAATGTAATGTTTCTTAGCAGTCCATATACCTTTGTTAGCAATAGCCTCTCTCTTCATCACCATCTTTTGGTCATAAGCAGAAACATATTTAGAGAGATCCTCGTAACATGTATCAATAAATGGTTCAAGTTTCTCAGAACATACTTTGTCAAGAAAGTTAATGATGGTTTCTGTTGATACATCAACTCTATCTTCATATACTTTGCTAACAAGTTTGTCAAGAGTAATATACATCGAATCTGTATCGCAGGCGATAACATAGTCCTGGTTCTCCGTGGCAAATAGTTTGTTTAGATATTCGTTCATTTTCTTTTCTATCCAACGAATAGATAGCTGGCCAGATAGAGTAATAGACTCAGCATACTTTTGATCAAACCATCTGAAGTATAAATTACCAAGCGCACCATAAGCACTGTTCATTTGAATCTTCTTAGCCATCTGCATAGAGTTACATTGAGCAATCATAGCTTCCCATTTAGGATCAGGATTAGTCTCATTCTCTTGCTTTGCATCAAGCATCTTGTTCTTCCAAACTTTGCGGTCCTCATAGATCTTTTCCATCATCTTAGACAAGAAGCCTTGCTGGTCTTTCGTAAACAGACAACCAGATGCAGCAATAGTTGTATTGTTGGTTTTAAGTTCAGCACGGATAGAAGGGTCGTTCCAAGCGCCATCAATAATACTGTCGATTGTATGATGTCCTCCAATCTTACCAACATACGTATCAGGTGATATATTGTATTGCATGATCAGGTGAGGATATAGAGAGTTCAAGTCAAAAGACACAACCCATTTATGCATACCAGTCAAAGGATCCTTAACAAACGCACCCTCAATCTGTCTATCCTTTTCTTTTGTATTATCATAGTGTAGGATAGGAGTTACAATATTATCACGAGCAAGATAATTGTGAATCATAATATCCCACATACGCACAGAAGTAAAGGTGTCGTTGTAGTTAACCAAACCATCATATGCCATAGCATAGACAAGTTCAATAAACTTAAACTTCTTTTCGAGCTTATCAACAATCTCAACATCTCGAATGTTATACTCAACGAACTTTTGGAAGTCTTGCTTGTAGAGCTCAAGTAGAGATTCGTGCTCAGAATAATCGAGCTTACGCTCTCCAAGTTCTACGTGTCCAATATGATCAAGTTTATATGACTCTTGCATCTTGTACGAGAACTTACGATACAGCTGCATATAGTCAAGTACACTGATGCCACCAGGAAGATATGTGACCATCTCACGATTCATAACTTCAATACGTCTGGTTGTTAGTACACCAAACGGAGATAACATTTTACTATATTGATCACCAAGTACTCTGTTGATCCTATTGACAATGTATGGGATGTCAAAGAACTCTACGTTCCATCCAGTCACAACATCAGGACCATACTTTTTACTCTTCCAGATACTAATAAACTTGTGAAGTAAATCCACCTCATCCTTACATTTAAGATACTTAACATCTTCTCTATGAGGAGTGTAGTCACCACAACCAAGTACGATATAGAGATCGTCCACAAGAATTGTAATAGCGGTAATCTCTTTTAGAGCATCATCGATAGAAGGGAATCCTTGATCAGCAGCAACCTCAATATCAATATTCATTACTTTGATCTTGGTAGCATCATACTCAATGTTCTCAAAGTTATCGTTGAGGTATGCATACATGCCTAGATTGCAATCAACTCTTGTTGATAGCTCACCATTGAAGTCATTTCCATAACGAGTTACATGAATACCAAAGCACTGATGGTTTGATACATCCTTGTAACGCTTGACATAGTTTGAGAGTTCTTTAGGTGACTCAAACTCTAGCTTAGAGACTGGTACACCTTTGAGAGATCGATGAGTAGCCTTACCTGAACGATCTTGCACAAACAGGTAAGGACGGTAAGGTATTGTGTGAGCAACTCGCTCACCGTTTTCGTAGCCACGCAAGAGAATATTTTCTTTACGTCGATCGAGACTTATGTGTGTATAGAAATCCATTATATAATTATATAGCCACTTTGATTTTGAGTCAACAATTTTTATCTGTATTACTTGTTCTGCCAACACCAGATAGATATCTTACTGGTGTATTTTCTTTTATGTTAAACACTTTAATAAAAAATTCCGTCAGTTTGTCTAACATATCATCCTCGTAATTAAATTTTGTACTCGTCTGGTACTTTACCCCAGCCAACAGTTCTATCCCATTGACGTTGTGAATATTTGCTACGCGAGTGCTCTGACTCTTTCAACGAGTCTATCTGCTCTGTTTGTAACTTGTCTGTACCATCTGCTGTCGACCATTTGGTCTGCTGCTTCGTTCCAATCTCTTGCATCTACACCTGCCTTCATTCCTTTGAACTTACTCAAACGGGGCCTACCCATGTTGAACAACATGTTGGCAATTACTAGCTGCATCTCTTCTGGTAGATCGTAGAAGTCGTCATACAGCGTCTCACAATCGTTTAAAACCGTTTCTACGTCCGCTTCAAACGCGTCAATCACCCTTGATTCTGATACTGGTGTTCCAACGGGTTGGCCCCTTTCTGGATCGTCGTCCCTAACCAGATGACCAATGCCAAAAGTAGGAAGGCCGAGATGATCGAGATATATTTCATATTTTACTCCCTCGTCGAGTTCGAGTTCTTTTCTTAATTGATTGATATCCATTACCATGCTCCTGCTTTTCTAATTAAGTCATCTTCTTCCATGTAACAATTATGAGTTGGTTGATCCATCATCTGAGCTGCCCAATTCAATTCTTGTATACATCTATTATACCACATTCGATCGTGAGGGTCACCAGCTTTATTAAGATCTTCCTTGAGTTGATCTATTCTAGTGACAATATATCTATGTGCTTTATTAGTATCGTTTCTCATTACTTTAACCCGGGTTTTTATAAAACGTATCTGGTATCATACTATCAGGAGGAGTCAAGTGACAGTTACATTTAGTACATACATCATTTGCACATTCATCACAGTCTGGTTGGTAACAGTGACATTTATGGCCACATGTTGCGCAAACTTTTTTGGGTCCTTGCATTAATACCTCCATAAAAGCTAAAGGAGCGGATCACCGCTCCTCTATTTAGTTTATTTTAATGCATCATTTTCTTCTTCGGTATAAGGCCACATTAGATCCAAATGCCTTTATATCTGAGTTCTTTCTGTCTCTGCTCAAGATCGTAATGATCAGTGGCTTGTGATAGATATCTCTCAGCTGGTGACATCGACAATTTTTTAAACCATTCCACTAAAGTACTCATTTGATGCTCTCTAATGTTTTTTGGTTTAATTCATAATGTAGCTGGGCCACTGTGTGATTTGGATATTCACCGTAACGAATCAACTGCTCAGCTACATAATAGTTGGCAGAATTGGCTCGTGCAAGGATTATACCTGTTACGATACCTTTGAAGGTTGTTTTGATTGCACTCAAGATTCCGTCAAGCAGACTCGTTGAGTAGTTCAGCACTAGTTGTGTCATTTTTGGATACCCCGTTGTTAATTGAAATTTGACGGGGACGCTTTTCTTCTGGGATTAGTCGCTCCAAATGAATTGTAAGCAAACCATCCTCAAGATCGGCTCCAGTTACTTCTACAAATTCAGAAAGTCTAAATGATCTTTCGAATTTACGACCTGAAATACCTTTATGGACATAAAGTTCCTGATTTCGTCTCTTGTCACGATCTCCTTTAACAGTAAGGATTCCATCGTGCATAGTAATCTTGATATCAGA